GCTCGGTGAACGGGCAGACGTTGACCAGGTCCTCGTCGCGAGGATCGATGGTCTGTGTATGGGCGAAACCGATGACGAAAATGCGCATGAGTTACCCCTTGAATCCCGGTGGCCTGCCCTGCCACGCCGGCTCTGGTGCCGGCGGCAGTGTGTCCCCATCGTCCGGCATTGGGCAGGGCAAGACGATCATACTGACCTTCTTCGCCCGGGCGTCGGCCTTGTCCCGATCCGACCAGACCGAATCGACGGCGTTGCAGCAGTGGACGACGTAGACGGTCTTCATGGCATACACACGATGTCGTATTCCCGCTTGCCGTCGTAGGGGTTGAACGGAACCCCCGTGCGGATGTCATGGCAGCTCGGGTACTCCAGCCAGCACAGTTCCCGGTGTAGCCCCGCGATGGATGAGCCCGCGGCCTCCAGGGCGGCGCCGTTGACCTCGATGACCATGATGGGCCGGAACCGCAGGATCGTCATGCGGGCGCCCCGCAGTGCCCGAACCTCGTGCCCCTCGACGTCCCACTTGATGAGCGCGGGCGAAATCCCCAGGCGATCCAGCGGCAGCACCATGATCGGGACGTTGCCACCGGCCTTGATGCGGCTCGCTCCCACGTTGGGGTCTCGGGCGATTTCCGCAGTGCCTATGTGGTCGGAGAGTCCGGTCTGGTAGAGCTTCACGCTGGGCAGCTCCCCGCAATTGTGCTGGAGGCACGCGAACGACTCGGGCTGCGGCTCGAACGCATGGACAACGCCGGCCTTGGTGGCGTAGGCGGCCGTGTGGTCGCCGAGACTCGCGCCCGCATCGACCACCACGCCGCCCTCGGGCATCAGGTCCATCACGAGCGGGATGAGACCGCACATGTCGGCGTCGAGTCGGTGTTCCTGCTCGATCCACCGGCTCAGGTGCGTGTCTTCCTTCAGGACGGCGATCCTTTGCTCGCCTTCGAGGCCGGGGATTGTGCCGGGGGTGTGGATGATGGTCACGGAGACTTCCCCGCCGCGTCCCGCTCGGTCAGCATCTTCTCCAGCAGCAGCGCGGTCCCCGCGTGAATCAGCGACCCCTGGGCGGCGCGCTCTATCGAGTGCCGACAGAGAGGCTTCAGATGTCGGGCCGCTTGGCAGATGCCTTGGTCGTCGATGATGGCCTTGAGCCTCGCCTGGTGCTCGGGCTTGAGCGCGACGCTGTTTTTCTGCTTCACGCCCGCCACGGTATCACAATCCGCAGCCAATAGACAACATGCAACAAATACCATGTTTGTTGGTGGCTGAAATCGTGAGGTAGCTTACTCGTGATACGCTGCCAGTCTGACCAAGTTGTGTTACCCGTAAAGGTACACGACCATGGCCAGCCAAGTAGATCCGAAGAAACTCCAGGACCTATTGAAAAACTCCCAGACGTCGGTGCCTGAGCCCGACGACGAGGAGGACGAGCCGGGAGGCACGACGGACGAAGCGGCTGGCGGCGATGACGAAGAGACCGACGACGATGAGCCCGAAAAGGAAGAGGCCACCGTCGAGTCGATCGCCAATGACCTGAAGCCCGCCGTCGCGACCATCAACGAGATCATCGACGAGTTCCGCACCGGCACCGACGCGCAGCCCAAGGCGGGCGTCGAGCAGCTCGAAGAGGAACTCGACGCCGAGACGATTCACGACTTCTGCGCCTGGACCGACGAGGCCGGCAAGAAGGACTTCCGGGCGTTGGGCGAGCAGCTCGACCTCGAAGACGTCGACGGTTTCGTGGGCTGGTGCCGCGCAGTTCGCAAGATGGAAGAGGAAGGCACCGGCGAAGGTGGAGGCGACGAGGAAGAGGTCGAGACGGAGCCCGGGGGTGACGAAGGTGGTGGCGGAGACGAGAACGAAGCCGTCGAGACACCCGAGGACGAGTGATGCCAGGCAACCTCAAGCGCCCCCAGGCCGAGCCCGCCATCGGGACCGTCAACACGGACCTGTCGCGGACCCAAGCGCCCGCCGATCCGCGATTCGTTCGCGACGACGAAGCGCTGCCGCCACCGGACGCCACGGGGCTCTCGGCCAGCGCAGGCAAGGTCGTGGCCAAGACGCCGTCGCTCCCGAGCGACCTCGCGGGATACCCGAGAAACAAGCCGGCGTTCGTCGCGACGCCGAGAAAGCGCACCTGAGATGAGCACGCAAGCCATGTCCCCGGGCCGGCGCAAGGCGCTCGCGCTTTCGGGATCGAAGATTCGCCCGGACGTCCAGTACGCGGCACCAGATGGCCATCCGATGGGACCGGGCGTGCCGGCACAACTGGCCACCAAAGTCGAGAAACCTTTGCTCGAAACCGGGAGCACCAAAGCCCCCGCGGCCGAGCGTCGTTTGCCGTTCGCGGCGCGAAAGTAACCACCGAGGAGAACCCCATGTCCGAGATCAAAGACCCCGTGAAAGAGTACGACGCCCAGCACGGCACCCCCAAGGGCGAGACGCCGTTGGAGCCCGACACGGCTTCGACCGCGATGCCGACCAACGAAAAACCGTTCCCGTTCAAGTCCACGTCCGGCGGCGCTTCGTAGTCGCGGGCTGGAACCATCACACCCTTCAGGAGAAGAACCAATGTCCAGCACCGTCACGAAAGTCAACACCGTCCGCGACAACCTGAACAGCAACAAGCTCGGCGTCGAGGCCGATGGGATCGCCAAGGCCCCGCTCGGCGACATCCTGTCGATCCTGCTCAACACCAGGAACCCGACCGTCACCGTCTCGGGCACGACCGTCGGCAGCGCCGTCGCGCCGTCGTCCGTCGCGGTCTCGGCCGCCACGGCAGTCACGCCCGCGTCCGGCACCTATGCGTCGCCCGACCAGACGACCCTGGCGAACCTGGCGAACGCCCTGCGGACAGATCTGAATCTGGCCGTGACCGACATCGCCAATATCGGCACGTTGCTGAATCAGGCGCGGGCCGACATCCTGAATCTGCGGTCGGCCCTCGCGGCTGTCACGACCGGCGGGGTCATCGGCGGCGCGACCGAGACCGGCAAGTCCGTCACGTCCAGCACGGGCGTCTGCGCGGCACTCAGCCAGGCCCCGACGACCAACGGCCTCATCACCGTCAACGCCACCGCGGGCACCACCGCGGGCGTCAAGAAGATCATGACCGACCCGACCCGTCTGCCGAACCCCGGCGAAGTCTACTGGGACGGCGGCGTGAACCTGACGTTCAACATCGCCGATGCCGTCACGTCCTGCGACGTGATCTACAGCAAGAGCGACCTCACCCAGGCCGTCTCCTGCCTGATGCGCTCGATGCCCGAGTAGTCCCAATCCACCTTCAACAATGAGTTTTCTTCGCGCGACATACGCCATCCCCGGATCCACCGGGGGCGTCTCTGCCGCGCACAACGTGACTCGATACCCCGCGAGCAGCCGCCCGTTGAAGTCGTCACTCGTGACGACGGCGACGATACAGCCGGATGACCGCGACGTAGACGAGTAGCCCCGACGAGGAGCGAGTCATGCCGACCGAACCAGTAGCAGCAAACCAACCAGCGAACCCACCCGACCCAGCAGTAGCCCCGCCCGGGGCACCAGCGGCAGCGGCCCCAGCGCCCGCGCAGCCGGCCCAGCAAGGCAAGAACGTCATCCTCCCGAGCCGCGCCTTCACCGAGCGATTGAAGAAGGCGGAGGAAAAGGGCAGGACGGCGTATCAGGCCGAGCTGGACAAGCAGGCGCAGGAGCGAGGCTTCGCCAACCATGCGGCCATGCTCCAGCACCTGGACGCACAGCGAACGACCCGAACGGCACCACGTCCGGCGGCCCCGGCCGCACCGGCGGCAGGAGATCCACCGGCCCCGCCCAAGAATCGCAATGACCGTCAGGCCATGGCGAAGTACGAGCAGGACAAGGCCAAATGGAAGCGCGAGCAAGACCGGAAGGACGCCGAGATCCGCGAACAGAAGCGGCTGCGGCGCAAGGCAGAGAACCGGGCCAACGCCATTGAGGTGAAGGCCACCCTGGAACGCATCGCCCACGGCGTCGGGATCAAGGACACGGATTACGCCGTGACCTTGTTCACGCGCGCCCACGAAGGCAAGACCGAAGACGAACTGAAGGGGCTCGACGAAGAGGCATTCTTCAAGGGTCTGCGGACACAGCGTCCGTATCTGTTCGGCGAAGTCACTGTACCGGCCACCACGGGTACGACCGGACCCGTGCCAGGCTCGCACGCGGCACCACGACCAGGCGCCACGGCGGCAGCGGCAGGAGCAGCGGGCAAAGTCGACGTCAGGGAGATGACGAAGCCGGAGTTCGAGGCGTACAAGCGCGCCAGGGGGATCCGAACCGCATCGACCGGGCTGGGGTAACGAGGGGCACGGGGGCTGACAGGCATCACCACAACCGAGAGAGAAAGAGGAAACCATGGACTTCTCAGTCATTCAGCAAGATCCGACGATCCGAGCCCTCGTGCAAGACAACGCGCTCATCCGCGAGTTCAAGGACGCGCTGTACCCGCGCAACCTGTTCCGCGGTGAGGCCGCCCCGGTGTTGCAGCCGGGACAAGCCGGTGATCAGTTCATCTTCACCGGGAACGGCCTGATGGCGCCCTCCACCAATCCGCTGCCTCCAGGGACGGAGCCCGAGCCGGTTTCGTTCGACAAGGAACAGTGGAACATGCAGCTCCAGCAGTACGCGAACCGCTGCCCCGACACCAGCATGCCGACCAGCATCGTGGCGATCGCGAATCTGTTCACCAACAACGTCCACCAGCTCGGCCTGAACGCCGCGCAGTCGCTCAACCGCGTCGTGCGCGATCGGCTCTACAACGCCGGCATGAGCGGATGGACGGTCGCGAACGGCGCCACCGCCTCCGGGACCAGCCTCCCGGTCATGCGGCTCAACGGCTTCACGACCGCGCGGCGCCCAGACCTGACGGCCGGAAGCCCCGTGCAGTATTCGGCGGTGTCGTCCTCGAATCCGCTGCCGATCAGCTACATCGGCAGCGACGGCGCCACCCACACCGTCAACGTGGTCAACTTCACGTCGACGTTCTCGGGCGACGTGGTCGGCCCCGGCACCCTCACGACCGACGTGAGTTTGCCGGCCGCGATCTCGAACCGCGGCGTGATCTGGAGCAACGACGCCACCTACATGGTGCGGAGCGGTGGCGGCAACGGCATCGACTCCCTGACGAGCACGACCAACAACGGGTTCACGTTCGACCTGTTCCGCGCGGCCATCGGTCGCCTGGAAGACAGCAACGTGCCGAAGATGCCGGACCGCTTCTACCACAGCCACTTCAACAGCTACTCGAAGAACCAGCTTTTCAGCAGCGACGAGAGCCAGAAGCTCCTGACCTCGCTGCCTGACTACTACTGGTTCAAGGAGTTCGCGCTCGGCGACATCCTCGGGACCCTCGTGTTCCAGGACACCGAGACCCCGCGGTCCAGCAACGTGGCGGGCGGCATCCAGAACGTCTACAACGGCGACGCCCGCAAGGGTGAGCAGTTCGGCGGCGAGATGTGGAACTCCTCCAAGCTGGAGGTCCAGCGCCCGATCTTCATCGGCGCCGAGGCGGTGTACGAATACTACGCCGACCTGCGCGGCCTCATCACCGAGGCCGGGCTCAACGGCGAGGTGGGCGACTTCAGCCAGCTCACCAACAACGGCGTGGAAGTGAACGCCGACCGCGTGCAGGTCTACCTGCGCGCCCCGGTGAATGTGATGGGCGACCTCGTGACCGGCATCTGGAAGACCATCATGGACTGGCCCTGCAGGACCGACGGTGCGACGGGTGACACAGCGCGGTTTAAGCGCTGCGTCGTGGTCGAACACGTCTAGTCACGTGCGCGACCTCGAGACCAATCATGTTCGGACCAGGGACATGCTCGACACGAACGGCGACGGCGCCGTCGGGCGTGTCCCTGTCGAGTTTGCCCTTCGGGGCAATTAAAGGGCCTGGGCTCTTTTTGAGCCGTAACCACTCGCGGTCGTGTCGCAGTGGTCTGGCCCGCCAGCGTGGTGGCGGCGCTTCGGCGCCTGCCCATACGAACGCGCTGGATAGCCGCACTTATCGCCGGATGGTCGCGGATACGCGCTCGCTTGGTCTGGTCACTCAGCGAGAGCGCCCGCCTTTGATGGCGAACTCCAACGGGCCTCGTGCCTTGCTGGAGATGTTGTGCGGCGCTCGGGGAGCACGGAACCCTGCCTGTGGCATCGGAACCGCGATCCCCTCTGGCGGCCCCACTGCTAGTCGGTGGTCGGTGGCTTCGGCCATGACGTCGGACTCTCGCATGAGCAGAACCCATCGTCGTGGGACAAACGACGTATCTGCACGCGCCGGAGTTCAACGCCCCGCCTCTTTTCGACCAGCAGCAGGAGAGACCCCATGAGCCTACTGAGCGACAAGGCAGCGCAGCGAGCCGCGGCGACCCGCAAGCCCGCCGAACCATCGAAGACGAGTGAGCCTGCGGCCCCAGCGGACCCGCTGGCCGACGTCGTGGTGTCGGCTGAGGAGTTCACGCGGTCCAAGACCGAGGGGCTGGACGTGGTCGTGGACCCGCCACCCACGCCACCCCCTGCCGCCGAAGAACCGAAGGCCAAGGAGCAACCCAAGCCCACGCGCGTGCGGGTCCTGGAGCCCGGCAAGATCATGCTGGGCGGCTGCATGCAGCGATTCAAGCGCGGCGCCATTCTGGACCAGCGCCACTACGATCCCGAGCACTTCCGTCAGCTTCTGACGGTTCTCACGACGGAGCCGGTCACGGGGTAGCATGCTGAGCCCCGCCGAAAGAGTCCGGGTCAAGTACCACCTGGGGTATCCCTTGCTGTCTGCTGTCCCGGCGCTGAACGCCGGCATCCCGGTCTCGACCCCCATGTTGAGCATCGTGGATCTGGCGATGAACAGCCTTCTGCCCGACGGCGAGCCGATGGTGCGGGAGCAAATCGCCCGCTGCGACCAACTCGACCAGGCCATCATCGACGCTCAGATCCGCATGCAGGTCAGCAAGGTCGACGGCGTGGAGATGCGGGAACACGAGACTGACCTCCTCGACGTGGAGTATGCGCGGCAAGCGGCGCGCCTATCGGACATCCTGCACGCCCCGTTCTATCCGTTCTCGACCCGCTACAGGTCGATGCAGCAGTTGGGGCTTGGTGGACGAGTTCAGACCGGCATGATCGG